GTTTACAAGAATCTATTTCTCCATGATTCTACTATCGTTTACAAGAATCTATCCTCCCATTTTTTTATAGAGTATAATATATATTATATAATGAGCAACGTCTTTGATATCAGTGAATTCGTAAAACGCGCCATTAAGTATCTTGTCGAAGGTCTTATGGTAGCCATCGCTGCTTATGCCATCCCCAAGCAATCTCTCAAAGTGGAGGAGGTCGTTATTATCGCCTTGACCGCCGCCGCCACCTTTAGCGTATTGGACGTCTTCGTTCCTTCGATGGCTGGTTCCGCCCGCGGTGGTGCCGGCTTCGGTATTGGCGCCAACCTGGTCGGATTCCCTGGAGGTCTATAACCACACTCCATGTTCAACGCAATATAACATAGATTTTACATACAATCTAGGTTATACATTAAATCGTCGGAAAGAAGCACCAGTCCAAGTCATTACACACTTTCTTCCATATTAAATCCGTTGATTTCTGTTTCTGTTGATCCTTCATCAAAGGAATATAAGGCAAATACTGGGTTTGATCTAATAAAACACACAACTGATACAACGTATACGTATAATTAAAGAAATTAGTACGATCGGGAGGGCAGTGTGTAGCCCACGGTTTCTGAATCTCAATAAAGAGTACACAGAGGGTTTCGTGTAGCTCCTCGCTCATAACGGGCGGTTTGATACCAAACATCGAATTGATATATTGAATATGTTCGAAATATTTGTTTAGCCCCAGTTTCCGCAAAATCTCGCGCATCTTGGTATAGTTTAGGATAGAAAGATCTTTAATACGCTCTTTTTTTATTCGCGCGCGAATAGCCTCGATAACCTCCTCCGGTATTTGTGTAGTCTCTTTCGCCTGAAATTGCGACAAGATCTCCTTGAAATGATTTAGGCGAATATAGGCCGTATAGGACACTTCATTCGGTGGTTCCTTGTTATTGGGTTTAGAGCTGTCTACGATATAGGTTATGAACTTACCACACTGGTTATTGTTGCAGATTAGAATTCCCTCTTCATCCTGAGGTACTAACTCGCCCTTATGACAACTCTGACATACGTCAGATGCATTGATATAGTCCTGTGGATTGATGAACTCATTGGATACGTTTTTCCAGAATTGCTCATATACTTTCTTGGATTGAGTGTATTTATCGGGATCCACCCGATCCGGATTCTTGGACCGGACTTTGAAGAAGGAGTGGAGGACATTGACCGTTTTTATTTCGCCAGAAGAGATCTGTTTCTTTTCCTCGAAATAATCGAAAATATATGTTGCATTGTCCAAGAAATACCGTTTTTTCTGGGATTTGAGCGCCCGTATTTCGGCCTTTTTTGCGTCAATTTGGTCGCGGATATTTAAATATTGTTCGACTTGGTCTTCGTCTAACGACCTGATCGAACTTTTCAATCCAACTATATCCAGTTTTAGCTGAGGTATATCTTCGGTCTCGACTTTATGGAAATGATCGAGCATTTCAGTGTGTTTTTCGTCTATAGATACTGTGTTCTTGGGATAGGGTTTCTTATTGGGGAGTGTGGATTGCATATGAATAGTTGTGTTTCAAACGGTTTATGTATATTTTTTTCCAATAAATATATCGGGATATTCTAGGTTTTACTATTACTATTCGTATTAGTATTCAATATAATAATAGATATGGCTGCACAACCACCTATATTTCCAAATAGCATAAGTATTGACGGAACCGAAAGAACAAAAATAACAAATTTGGCTGCAATTTGTGATACTGGACATGATATGGTAAAACAGAGCGATAGAATAGAATGGTATGCTGAAGCATCTATTCGCGAACGAGTTGTTGATAATATTCAACTTTTGGCGCCACAATCTAACGATAGTGATTATATTGAAAATGTAAAAAACCGTAGTTCGGATAAAATAACATCTATTTCAGCATTGGAAGAACAAACAATAGATTATTTTGAGGATAAATACAAGAATGAATTGAAGGTGGGTACACGAGTTTTCTTGACATATAAACAAATTCTGAATGAAATTTCAAAGGGGGCTTCACCACCAACTGATCAAGATATATTAAATGCGGGTAAATCACTATATGCAGATACATGTTCCATATTGGATTTAGATATGGATAGTGGCGATAGTTGGGATAATTATGATAATAAAAAAAGAGAATTGATAGGTCTATTTATTTTGAATTTTTATTTTCCTCCAACAAATTTTCCCACTCTAAATCCCAGTCTAAATCGAACTACCCCGCGTTTCTTTTGTGTAGATTCCAATTTAGGTCGAAGTATCAAAAGAACAATGAAATCATTTGATTATGTCTTCAATTTACTAACGCCTGCGAATATTGCGGATTCTGCGACTAGTTTGGATCACATACCAGGTCGCGAATCATATTTTTTCCCTGATAATAAATTAACCTATTCAAGTAATATTTTTACAAAAAAAGAGATACACGGTGTTTCCTTAACTGTAGAATTAATACCTCGACCACAACCTGGATCACAGTACAAATATGAACAAAATAATCGTTTTTTGTTTTCACTACATGTTCGTATTAAAGCAGGTCAATCTACATCAACATGTAGTGCTGATTTCGATGTTAATCATACTTCGGGACCTGGCGTAAAATATATATCCGAACTAATTCATGTTCTAAATACTGTATATAATGGTGTTACAATCGAAGGTATTGTTAACCCTCCATTACCTGATGGTGGAAAAACGTTAAATATTTGGAATTTTATTTTAGATATGTATAGGAAATTAAGAAATCCATTTAGATGTACTCATAAAGAGGCATTAGATATTATTTTTGCGTTTTTACTTGATTTGAAAAGAAGCGGAGATTGGGAACAGTGCAATACAGGATGGAAGATTTCGAATTCATCAATTGCTCCTTTTGCAAATAGTGTTGTAAATGCAACAGGTGATAGATTGTGTAGCTTATATGGAAGAATGATTGAAACAAATCAATCATATAGTAATGCTAATTCACAAAAATTGTATAGAATATTGAAAAAAGGTGAATTACATGTAGAATATTTAAATTCATTCAAAAACCTGAAAACTATTCTTAAGGCTCAACTAGATATGATAGGTGATATTAGTAATTTTAAGACTACTATATTATCGCCATTAATTAGTAGAATTCAGGATGCTAGTGTATATGGACAAGTTCATAAATCAGAATCAATCGCATCATTATTGGCAAGAACTCATTTGAAAAAAATAGAAAAAGAGTTAAGTTCGTTAAATAGACAACCGAATATTGTTCTTAATTTGACAGACGAATTTAAAGCTATCAATTCATTATCGATTGATATACAAACAATAACTAACGATGTTAAAACTCAACAACGCCCCAATACGTGTTATTACAAAATTATTGGGAATTTTGTTTATTTATCCAGAAAAAGTTTATCTGGAATTGTTGATTTTTTTGCACTATACTATATAGATAATGGTATTCAGTTTTTTAATTCAACCTTAGATGTTTGTAAGTTAATCGATGAATTAGCTAAATCTACAAGACATTCAACCACGATAGTGTTGCAGGGTCAACCTATTGTCTTTATTAATGTACTATTATACTTACAGTACATATACGACAATAAAAAATTTGGTGGTGCTGCAGATTTTTTAAAGAAATTGATGAAAACGGACGAAAGTTTAGATACACTAGACAAGTACAAAAAAATAAAAGATAAATTGGAAGGTGTTATTTTCATAGATCCCAAAACGAAGAATCAATTGTGTAAAAGTAAATTATTTGACTATGATTATTCTATCTATGAAACGTTTAATGAAGGTTTTCAGTATATCACGCGATTCAAACCGGATTCTCGATTGTCTATGACAAATAGTATGGAAACTAAATTGACTGAGACGCAATGGAATAATACCTTATTGTCTTTATCTGAAGTTTTCAAAGATGATCAAACCATATTCGAGGCTATGAAATCAATGAGAATAATTTTTGTTTTAGATGATACAAAGATTGCGTATGCTAGAGGAGTCAACGATAAAAATTTGAAGGATTTTAATATGCTTGTGCAACATGGGTTCGTAGAACAATTTGATATAATTGAAGACAAACTAACTGGTCAGTCGTCAATGAGTCAAGGTGGATCTGTAATTTATTATGGAGGAGAATTATTTGAAGAAACGGTCAAACGTATACAACAACAAATATCATGTTTGCAAATCCGATTGGGAGATATCATTTCAGAAATGAAGGACGCATTTCGTGTATTGTGTAGTTCCATGTCGTCGTTTCTTAAGATAAAAATGGGTAATGCCGTATTTTCCGATTTACAAGAATTTTATAAAAGTGTTGCATATAATGATTTTATATCACCTGAAAATTTGTTTGAAATTGAGAGAATACTTGCGATTTATGAGAATAGTGTAAATAGTTTGAATATTGTATCGTTTATTGATGATAAAAAAAGGATAACCGATGAGATCAAACATTTAATGAATGAAATAAAAAGACCAGCTAGATTGACAAGGCGCACAGGAACACAATCTCGAGGTGGGGGTGATAAACGAAAACGTGGAACGTCAGGGTCGTCGGGGAGACCGGCAAGATCGGCAAGATCGGCAAGATCGGCAAGATCAGCAAGATCGGAAAGATCGGGAACGTCGGGAAGACCGGCAAGATCGGGAATATCTGGAACAGCTATGCATGTAAATCGTAGATCACATAGTCAGTCTCAGTCTCATTCTGATTCGATCAAATTAGGAAGTTTGTCCAAGCTTGAACATGCGATAAATGAAATTACATTACAAGATAATGTCTTTATAAATTATCTATTGCTAAAATGTTTTATTTCAGTACTTTTTGCGAATGAATCTCAGGAAGAAATGACAACCAGTATAAATATATTATATGATTTGCAACAAGTATCCACAAGACATGAATTAGTAGAGTTTAAACAAGAAGTTAGAAAACGAATTCAAAATGGTGGATTTACTGATGAGACAATTAATTTATTAACAATTATTGTAGACTACACTGATAGTGCAAGATTTCATACATTCAAAGATAATCTTATTCATTTATTACATTGGACCCTTATCTTGAAAAATGGAACAGAACGATCTGGATACAAAATTATTCATAAATTGAAAGGTAATAAATGTGTTAAATTAATACTCATAATTTTATATATCTTCAATAGTTTGTATGTATACTTCTTAATTAACAAGTATTTAACAAATCGTAGAAGAACTATTAGTAGAACTAATAGTATAACAAATAATAACCAAATATTCAAATCTAATCCGCAATATTGTGGATATTATAGTAGTAGTATTCGAAGTTTTAATACAAATTTAGGCTCACCGTCAATTTCGACCACAGGTATTGATGGTTTTATTCGAAAATCATTCAAGGAAATTATTAATAATGAAGAAGAATTATTCAAAGAATTTTCCAATGTTATCAAATGTATTATTTATGGTGTTAGACTATTTGTTCCTAAAAAGAATAATAATGCTGTAGCGAGACATAAATACCATAAATTTTTAGCTACATTAAAACAGCTACATTTCGGTGGTAATTCAAAAAATAACAAAACAAGAAAAATACGAGTTGTACGAATGAATCCGTAAAATATATGTTTTTTTAATCCAATAATAAAACATATAGATGTCGACGTCTACGCCTATTGTAATAGAATCGGCCAATGGACCGTTGGATCCAAAGATTATCAAAAAAATGGTGTTTATTGCCAATGCTTTAGAAAAAGGATGGTCGGTAAAAAAACGCGACCAAGAATATATCTTCACCAAAAAACACGAGAATCGACGTGAGGTCTTTCGCGAAAATTATTTAGAAACATTTGTCCAAGAAAACTTCGATTTGTCGATTATGACGAGCGAATAATAAAGACTACTATATTGATTCCGACGTCAACAGATTGCGACATCCCATAACGATCTTTTCATCGTCCGACAGCTCTTGAAATACCAAGACCTCATTCATCTTGAGTTGCACAAACCCAAAATGTGTACGGAGAAGCAAGTTCGTACCCAAATCGTTAAAGACCACTTTTACCAAGACACCTCCGTATTTTAGGAAACCCTTGATGGAGGGTTCTTCGTCTTCTCTTGGACGTTCTAGTTTGTTAAGCGGTATCCATCGAATGGTCCGCCCAAATTTTAACTGATAGATCTTCTCGATATAACGATAGTCGATGAGTTTTTCGCATAATCTAGGAATAACCTCTTCGGGTATTAGATCACGACCATAGTGCCGAATCGCAAATACTATTTCCCTCGAAATATCCGCTAAAGAACAGTTTTCATAATATTCTGTATCTACATCTTGGACCGACTGTAGCAACTCGTCTATATCCAGTTCTTCTCCCAAGAGTAATATATTTTTTCGTTCTTCTTTTACGAGTTGTTTTAAACCGGAGAGTCTCATATATTATTATACATACACAATACAATTTGTTTGTATTGTTTATCTTGCATATATTGTTCATCTTACGTGTGGTGCAATTGGTGCACTGGTTATGTGAAAGAGGGTGTATGAATTCCCGTTGCATTTTTCAAATATTCGATAACATTCTCCGTCAAAAATGCATTAAGCAATAAAAAACAGGCACTTGCGAAAATAATATCACTATCGGATTCATTGAAACTATGATGGCGTAATGGATGAAACCGTATGATGAGAATACACGCGATAAATATTTGTATAGCCATGATGAGCATTCGCACGTATGTTGTGTTTACGTAAAATACACCAACAATAATGAAAAAATATAGACAATATAAAATAACCAAAAGCGAATAATAAATGGGTCTAGTTATTTTTTCCAAGATAGTGTCAATGTACAAAACGCCCTGTTTTAAACGATTCATTTATATATATTTTGGATATTATATTACAAACTCGAATTGCTTAACCATCGGATCGGTTTCCATTCTACATATGAATACATGAAATGTGGATAATCCGCACTCTCGGTGGGCAATCCGGGGATAATTTGTTCCATAAGATAATACACTACATCCCGTAATTTATTCTTATGGACATTATCGATCGGATAAAAATGTTGCGAAATAAAGGCAAGCATCTCTTTCATTTGTTGTGTAGGTTCGTTTGTAGTAGGATCAAAATATGTATCTATTAGTGCGTTTATATTGTTATTCAGTGGACTTTCCAATATATTAGGGTTTGGATATAGATTAGGTTCATTCGTTATAAGGAATCCGCCAGTACCCATATAATTTTTCGGACTGGTTGCTTGAATGTGTAAATTATAAATTTGATCTGGGCTGATGTAAGTTACCCCATATTGTTGAGCAAGGCGTGCGTCGTATGGTCCGTATCCATTCAATCCACCGCTCCCTCCGTTTCCACCGTTTCCATCTTGAGATGAAACCATGGATCCTAAACATGAAACCGGACAAGATGTTCCGCAACCCTTAGATCCCGATCCTGATCCCGATCCGGATCTAGACCCCGATCCAGACCCCGATCCAGATCCTGATCCTGATGTAGATGGTGTTGATGTAGTTGTAGTGGTTGTAACCGGAATCGTATATCCCCAGCCTCCAAATGTTCCGGAAAAATCGAATGCAAAGGATAAATCACTAGTTTGTATAAAAAAAGTCAACTGACTAGCCAATCCATCTGAATTGTATTGATATGCGTTAAAATTCATAGTAGTATCATATTCTATGGGCGGTAATACTACATTAGGTGTAGGATTTTCTACACTGGGTAAACTGGGTATAACAAAATCGATAATATAAAAGCAAACCCTTTTCAATCGCATTTTATTATAGGATGTAGTAAATCCCTGCGAAACACAATATATACTATATAAATCGGGCCCCGCGTTGGAATACGGAACATTGTTTTCATCGAAATATTGTCCTATTAAATTATCGACCAAATCATTCATAGATTGTCTATATGCGGATGGAGCCAGATTCAAAGTATTTGCGGTTTGATCTATGTAGGGATGACGCGTTGGTTGTGGAAGGGTGCGCGCACCTTCTTGCAAGACCGAGGGTCTCATATAAAACTCGTTAAAAAGAATTCCTAAAATACAGAGTACGATCAAAATGCAAAAAATAATCAATAATCTGGTTTCATATTCCATAATTTGATAGACTCGGTCTTCGCCTTCTTCACCTTCTTCTATAATCTATTGCTAATAAAATATATAGATTCGGTTTATATATACTACATATGAATTATGAATTATTGGATATACTCGGCACTGGCAAATTCGGTGAAGTATGGAGAGGCGCACATAAATCGACCGGCGAAATCGTGGCGATAAAAAAGGAATTCACCGAATCCAAATGTGCCATGATAAAACACGAGGCTACTGTATTACACTATTTATATTCGCGTGGGTGTAAACAGATTCCGTTATTGTATTGGTTTGGCATTGTTCAAGAGTCTCCATCGATTGTTATGACATATTACGAAGAAACCCTCGATGATTATGCAACACATACGAATATGTCCAAGATCATATGTGGTAATTTTATGATACAAATGATTCGTATAATAAAATCGATTCATGAACAATCCATTCTTCATCGCGATATTAAACCCCACAATTTTATGTTGAAGGGGGGGCAACTTTTTCTTATTGATTTTGGTCTTTCTGCCGTTTATGTAGACGACGAAAATCGGCATCGACCGCCCAATCCACCATCCACCGCGATTCTTGGAACCCCTAAATATGTTAGTATACACATTCACGACGGTTTAGATCCATCCAGACGAGACGATCTTATGTCTATAGGATATATCTATATGTATTTGGCGTGCGGTAAGCGTCTTCCATGGGAAAATATTCCATATAATGCGGAACACCACAGAGACTATGACGAAACCCATATTTTGCATTATAAGAACCAAGAACGAAAACACCGAAAAATGTGGGATCAAGTAAACGAATATTGTCGAATTATTGGGCCCGAAATATCACAATATATGGAAAAAGTATACTCTTTGAAGTATGAGGACCGGCCAGAATACGAGGTATTACAATCCGTAATGCATCTCGGCGAATAGAGCGAATAACATTGGAAATTGCCACGTATTATATATGGGTTTGTGTTTAGGATCATTGAAAACGATAACTGATAGAAATACATAGAAACTGAGTATAAGCGCGATAACCAGCGCAGACTTTATAACAAGACCCAGGGAATAGTTGGATGGGTCGATTTTTGATAGTGAAAATGCCATTTTCTATAGTTTCGATGTTTGTTATCTTTGCAATATTATATTATATACCGATCTTTTTACCTATGCGTTCAAACATTTCTTGGTTGTATATGAGAGTTCCTGTCGGTTTGTATTTGTCAATGGGCGTGTATTCCTTCTGAACTTTTGTTTTTGCAGTAGCCGACCCCGGCCGATGTTCCGAGAACATTCTCGAATCGGGGGTTTCCTCCCGTTCCATGGCTTCTGGATCCTGTTTATCCACAATATTCCCGCGTTCGTCCAAGACAATTCCCGTTTTCTTTTTGTATTCATTTCTAACATAAGACGGAACCCAACTTGACCAAGAAATAAATAGGGTATTGGGGTGTAGATATCTGATGTGAAATTTGTTTAATTCTAGCTTGGACACTAGGTACGCAATACATTCGGCTTTGTCATATACGGGTTCTCCGAAAATAAACTCGGGTACAACAAACCAAACGTGTTGGTCTGAGCGTTTATTGCGGGCGGTTAATACGATTCGGTTGTGTATTCTGGCCAAGATCTTGTTGAAGATGGATACCTGTTTTAAATCGCGTTTTTGACGGTTTTCGTATAGATCGTCGATGTTGACTTTTCCTGTCGTTTCTTGGTCGTTTATGTACAAAAAACAGGACATCGATTTGGTTTCGATGAATGAATATATACTCCTATATATTTTTGCGAAATAAAAATATATAGAATTCTTCTGTATTGTACTTTATTGAATGATGGTCCAAGAAGATAGTAGCGGATTGATGCATGAAGTTTCTTTGGTATACGTAGAACCATCGGTAAACGTAGAACCTCCTTTGGTAAAGTACGAATCGCCGATAAACGTAGAACCATCGGTAAACGTAGAACCTTCGGTAAACGTAGAATCACCGATAAACGTAGAATCACCGATAAACGTAGAACCTTCGGTAAACGTAGAATCACAGATAAACCGCCCACAAAAAACGGTACCGAAGATCGAACATTTAGTTATTCCCGGTGGAGGTATTTCGGGACTGGTCTGTTATGGTGCTTTAAAAGAATCACACGAACAAGGATTCTGGAAAATAGAGAATATAAAGAGCATTCACGGCACATCTATAGGGGCACTTTTGGCGGTTGTATTGGCGTTAAAATATGATTGGGAAACAGTAGACACCTATCTAATTCAGCGACCATGGCATACTACATGCGATTTTAACATGTACTCTATTATCGGATCTTTTCAGAAGCGCGGTATCTTGGACATTGATCTATTCAAAGTCTTTTTACAGCCCTTGTTCGGCGGTATGAACATTCCTATGACGATAACGATGCAAGAGTTTTACGAACGCACACAGATAGACCTCTATTTTTATACTACACGATTCAAGGCGTTCAATACAGTAGAGATCTCGCATACAACCCATCCAGAATGGACGGTTCTAGAGGCGGTCTATGCATCCGCTGCACTTCCTATATTCTTGGCACCATTAGAAAAACCGGATGATTATTACATCGATGGCGGGATTTTCCTAAACTATCCTCTTGGACCTTGTTTGAAGAAAGAGGGGGTAGATCCCACTAATGTTCTAGGAGTTCGAAAAAACATGATTTTCCAAGATCAATTGACAAATGAATCCACCCTATTTGATTATATTCTTGGACTCTTGAATAAAATCTTTTACTGGATTTTAATCAAGTATGAAAAAAAAGAGATCGACCATGAAATAACCATAGATTCCACGCCCATTTCGATTTATGACTTATACAAGATGATGATAGAGAAGTCTGTTCGAACGGACTTTATAGAACAGGGTGTCCAAGCCGGGAAACAATTCTGTTCGGAGTATTTATTGTAGTACGCTCTTTGTAAACTGTGTTAGAGTATCATTCGTTATGAGAGAATCGAAATCGATGCGGTTGCCGTCTTTTACCATAATCAACGTGGGATATGAATCGATGCCGTATTTTTGAATAAGCTGGCTATTATTGGCGCTTTCTTCGGTGCAATTTACATCGACACATTGGATGGTGTATCCATTCATCTCTTGTCCATCGTGCGTGGATTTGAATGTTGCCCATTGAGGTTTTGCCTTTGTGCAATGGGGGCACCAATCGGCGTAGAAGAAATAGATCTCTGTTGTTTGGTCGCGCTGGTTAATATTCGCCATATTCTGTATATTTTTGTTTGCAATGGCCGGTTTTGCGTACCATGTATACGCAAAATATGCGGCTACTCCAAAAATGATAACCATGAGCACAATAAGAAGTACCTTTTTACGAGGGGCGATCAAATCATTATATAATATAGTTAGGATAGGTGCCATTTTGATAAAGAGGTATATTATACTGGGAGAATAATTTAGATATATTTAGACGCAAAAATACAATACCCCCTCCCTCGCCATTATTTTCTTGGACAATAGAAAAATAAGGGTGTATTATAGAGAGGAATCGGTTTTAATTGAATTATTTATATAGAGGATATATGAAAACTAGGAAAAATCGGTCGCGTTCAGTTTATACGCGAAAACATTTTGATAGCAATGATGGTATGTTGACAACTGTGTGGGGGCCAAGTGCGTGGCATTTATTGCATACGATCAGTTTCAATTATCCGGTTAAACCGAACTGCGACGAGAAAAGACAATATCGGGATTTTGTTTTGAATTTCCAATCGGTTTTGCCTTGTGGTAAATGTAGGGAGAATTTGAAGAAGAATTTTAAGCGCCTTCCTTTTTTGTGGAAACATATGGAATCGCGCCACACATTCTCTAAATATATATACGATTTACACGAAATAGTGAATAAAATGTTGCACAAGAAGTCGGGGTTGAGTTATCAGGACGTTAGGGAACGATACGAGCACTTTAGAGCTCGTTGCGCTCCACAAAATACGGGTCTCGTGGATCGTCGAAAAACCTGTAAAAATACGCAAATGTCCAAGACTCCTTCTTTAGACATTCAGGGTCAGGGTCAGTCGAAGGAAAGTCAGGGTAAAAACCCTTTAGGTCAGGGTAAAAACCCTTTGGGTCAGTCGAAGTCTCCTTTAGAAAAAGGTTGCACCGAACCAATCTACGGAGAAAAGTCCAAATGTGTTCTCAAAATCATTCCGCAAAAAACAAAGTGCGAAACCTTTCAAATGGACAAAACCTGTATCAAGCGTAGAAAGCCTTGATATGAGTGAGTAAAAAAATGTATATACTATATATCTTGTATAGTATATAGAAATCCGAACAAAATAGAACATGTCGACACCCCAATCAGGATATGGAAAAATGAATATACAAGTGGTCGAACCAGATGTTCCAACCGAAGTTATCGTTGTCCAAGAAACCAAGGTCCATGATTTAGACGAATCTGGCGGCAATCCTACAAAAAATAGAATGCGAAAACCTACAAAATCGATACCCTTTTGGGGCGTTAATCCAAACGTGTTGATCGATTCTTCTACTGCGCTAGAATTTTTTCCTATAGAATCCATGACCTATGAACAAAAATTAAACGCGATTTCTCGTATGGTACTGTTGCTAACAGTTATTACGTTTTTATATACCAAGAGTTATCGATTGTTGGCCATTTCCGCCATCTCGTTATTGGCAATATGTTTACTCTATTACGCACATCAACAAACGTGTGGAAAGGAGGGGTTCGGGGAGGATAATGAGATGGCTATCGCCGAGTTCTTACAAGATTCAGGAAAGACCGAGAATATGAAGCAAACCTTTGTTGCACCTACAACACAAAACCCACTTAGCAATGTTCTCTTACCAGAATACGAATACGATCCTATGCGCAAGCCAGCACCCCCTGCTTATAATCCAAAAGTGGAATCCGAGATTTTATCAAAAGCAAAACAAATGGTCCAAGAAGCCAACCCAGGACAACCCGACATTGCGAAAAAACTCTTCACAGATTTAGCCGATGAATTCGAATTTGAACAATCTATGCGATCGTTTTATTCGTCGGCGAACACTATGATTCCGAATGATCAAGGCGCCTTTGCCGAGTTTTGTTATGGTGGTATGGTATCTTGTAAAGAAGGAAACATGTTCGCTTGCGCCCGCAATGATATGTCGCGTTATAACAATTATTAGGAGGATAGGATATATTTATTTTGTAGGGATAATGTATTAGTACCACCTCTTCTATGACAACAGTAAAGGATTACACGTTTTATAATGTTGACCGTATCGAAGACGATTCCACGTGTAGAACACAACAAACAGTGCAGAATATGGAGTATGCAAATTATACTACGTCCAACTTTTTCCGTGAATTTCCGTCGACCTCACAACTCGATTTTGCTACGTCGCAACAGATTATTATGCCGAATTCCACATTTGGTGGCAGTGGCGTTGGAATGAATGTCGACACGGATTCGATCCTCCACTTGAAAACGGAACAAGAACGAGCTTTAGGAAAATTGCAATTGATGCAACGCCCCTTTGCCACGGTACCCTATTTAGGAAGAGGTTCGGCCGATCCAACGCTGGAACTTCGGTTGCTCGAGGGCCAATCGGTATCGGACTTGAAGAGTACATCCACGATTATGTCGCAGAGTTTCATGGGATACACCTTGTATCCTACCAGTACTAAGATGACGGATCGTGTCCAAGATCCCAAATACACCGTGGAAGAAGCCGCTTTGGACGGATGGGTGCGCGGTGGTTCATCTACGCGTGAAATGTCGACCGATCCCAATATGAACCAGAATCACCGCCCCACCAATTCGACTTACTAGAGACGGGATGAGAGTTTAGCTATTTTCACTGTAAAACAGTATAAATACTTTGATTGAATGATAAAATAAGTACCTATTTTACCATTTGTGTCCAAGATGTTGTATAATACTAGTTCACCCGTTTTGCACTATTCGAATGATCTAGAGTATCGTAGTTGTATGAGGAGGATTTTCTGTATGGTGTCGCCCATTATAACGGACGAGTCTTCCGATATAGACGAGATAACTCTTGATGAACAAGATTATGACGAATCCGCTTCATCCAAGATGATGGATTTTGTCTATGAGAAAACCTTCGAACACGTTTTGTTCCAAGAACTCTACGATATTGCGGCCTCGAAAATGATTTCGTTGGATCGATCCATTGGTTTAGCCGTTTTATTTTCATATGATTATATGACCTTGTTTCATCGATGTTTGTGTTGTTATTTTACGAAGCACGAGGATTTTACCGAGACGCACGATTCCTATGTTAGTTTGAAAAAGAAGCTGGTCTAGAAGAAGGGAGGAAATAATATCTAATCTATATACTAACTATGGCCTCCACAAGAAATCGAAATACACCGGGGAATTATTGCATGGAGCAATGGGCATACAACAAACAAACCGCTTATTCTACATACGGTCCTTATGGAATCGTGGATCCCGCATTTTTACCCGGGAATGGATTGGGTGGTAGTCATATGGGGAAGGAAACGCTGTCCTATAATCCCGAAGATATTGAGTCGGCGCTCTTTGGAATTGGATCCACGAATTTGGTAAAACCTAAACCGGAAGTCCGCCCTCACTTGAAGTCCATGGATACCTTGTCTATTGTAAATAGGGTGCCGTTGATCATGCCTCGGCCTTTGATGGTCGAGGAAAACCAGCGTCAATATCCTATGAAATAAAATTGATCTCCGACGTTTACATGTTTTACTTTTTTATGAAACTTCTGATAATAGATAGTGTATGAGAAAGATGAGTGTTAGTGCTAGTACGATCGTCCCTTGGTCCGCTTCCAGTTTGCAAAACCCTATTATCAATGGTGGTGAATCACGAGACCAGGTTCAATCCGTGATTGATATTCACGATGCCGAACTCTATGTTGCGGTAGTAGAGCCCGTAAATCGGTGTTGGTCAATGGATCCCACGAATTCTTGGATCTACCAATTCGGGCTTATCCTCATGGTGTTAACAAGTATGGCCGATATCTATATCGTGTGTACTCAATATGATGATTTGTATTGTTATTCGAACAATACAAAGCTAGTTTACAATATGTTGATTTCGGCTGCGTGTATCTTGTGCGTGGCCATTCTGTATTATGGATCGTATATAACTCGATACGAAGACATGGTGGACAAGTCGTGGTTCAATATAGCGAAATATATGATGCGAACATTCTTGATTATTTGGATCATATTGGGGACAATGTACACGATCAATCTATCGGAACATCAATGTAATGTGGGTGTGTATCTATATTTGCAGGCGTCCTATATTTTGAAGATGGGATTAATGGTGTTGGAGTATATTTGGGCGTTGAGTTCCTGTCCCATGTAGAGGAGGGGGTGGAAGTATATGTTAGTTTAGCTAGTGAATAGGGATCGTTTAATCAATTAAATTTGACTACGATTTTGACCAACTCTTTTTTGATACATTTGCATGCTGAAACGGAGAGTTCTTCGCGCTTCTTGCGGGTTTTTCCATTTTCTCCGACAATGGTTAGCTCGGTGCGTTCTTCTTCGGACATGCGCTTCTTGGAAATACTGTTGCGCTCATTCATATCTGTTTCGATCTCTTGGTAATGTGTCTCGATATAATCGATGATGTTGTTTTCGATGGCCCATTTGAAGAAATTGAGCTGGCCAATCGTGGTTTCCATGAAATTTTCTTCGTCATAGGGGATGGAAATACGCTCCCAGCGACAAAAAGGGTCGAATCGGCGCTTGGAATATGCTTTGAGTTTGAGCTTGTAATCATTGTAGACTTTGAATCGTTCTACTCCGGTTAATGCGGTTGTTAGCTCGTATACCGTGTAGTATTTCTTGGAATAATTGGTAACGAACCAATCCACGATTCTTAGGGAAATCTTGGACTCGCCATTGATAATTTTCATCATACGGGAGAGGTGTTGTTTTTCCTTGTAGAATTCCATGAGGTTTGTTAAGAGGAGGTCATTTTGAGTATGAATTCGTTGATTCGAATATGACATGTTTGATGTGTTGTTTTGTATGGATGGTTATAGAGGCCGCGGTTTAAATATATTTAGTTGGGAATTGTTAATTTGGTTATACAAAACATTGGATTTTTGAGTTCAACCTCTTGAAATAATACCCTTGATAAGCAACGGGTTTGTCCAAGGCTTTCGCCAAAGTTTTGTCGCTCATGGAGAGTTTTTTTATACAATCATATTTGCATGTGAATTCTCTTACTAATTGATGATGTTGATCATATTGACCAACCCCATCTTTATACAAAATGGGTTCGCAATCTCGATTGCGTGATTTGAAATCTTGTTTTAATTGCGGTGAACATTCATCATAAAGGACATCATAATAACCATTCGTGATAGACCCTTTTTTTACGGGCGTGTCCAAGGCTGAATTAGATTGATAGTTATTCAAGATTGCTGCAGTTTTTCTGTCCAAATAAACGTTGAGAATCTTGGACTTATCCGCGTTTAGTTTTGCAATATATCCCAACTGTTGTATCTTGGTTCGTTTTGTTTGTTCCAAGGTTTCGGAGACATGGTTGGGATCTAATTCGCGATCTACATACATCCATCGAAATCCATTGTATACAGTGTTTTCTTGGATCGCTTTGTGTAGACTCGGTCGTTTCATTTTGCTGTTTTCTTTCATACATTCGGAAACAGTTTCATATACTTTGATGAGCTGAAGAGTTTCTGGATGAATCTTTTGCAACCTCGGGCCGAGAGTTTGGTTAGGTTGTTCAAACCCGGTTGTTGTCCGGGTTTGTGTTGAATATAGTTTTTCCAAGATTTCCTTGTTGGATTGTTCCAACTCGGATACTTTTGCGAGAAGTTGTTTATTATCTTGGACTAACGAGGTT